GAGATTAGAACGAAGAGACTTTCATCGCCTCACTCGAGAGTGCATATTTAGGTTGGGAGAGACATACGATATGCATCTATCATCTAACGAAATAAACGCGCTGGGGCAAATAGCGATGAAAGGGTGGGGAGTTTCTTCCATGCCTAACTCGGTTAACTGCTCGCTCGCGAGTGACACCATAACCCTCAAGTACATGACCGTTGTGCACTTTGCCGCTGATCAAGCTCTGAGGTCCCAGGTGGAGCGTGTGAATCACGAGTCGATCGAAGTCCTGACGAAATGCGTTGCTGATCTAAAGTCACAGTTCAAAGAAATGACAGGTAAGTCGATCAAGCTGAAGGAGATCACGAATAAGGATTCTCTCGAGGTTATCGCAGCGACTAATCTTTCACCGCGTCGTGTTGCCTATTACAGGAGAGCAGTCACGCTGCAGGTGGTGTAACGTGGCTGTCCTGTCCAAAGAAAAGCAAGTAACGGAGATAGTCGCCTGTGGTAAGAATTCTTCGTACTTTATAAACAAGTACGTCAAGATTCAGCATCCCACCCGCGGACTTGTCGGTTTTGATACGTACAAGTTTCAGGACGAGTGCCTTGAGAAGTTCGAGGAGCATCGCTTCAACGTCATCCTGAAGTCAAGACAGCTCGGTATCTCGACTCTGGCTGCCGCATACGCTCTCTGGCTTGCTCTTTTTTACAAGGACAAGGCGATTCTCATCATCGCCACGAAGCTTGCGGTTGCGCAGAACTTCATCAAGAAGGTGAAGGTTATGCTCCAGAACCTTCCGACGTGGCTTGTGATGCCGACGATAAGGTCTGACACCAAGCAGGTGATTGAGTTCAGCAACGGTTCGTCCGTCAAAGCTATCCCAACTTCCGAGGACGCTGGTCGATCCGAGGCGCTTACCCTTCTCATCGTTGATGAGGCAGCATTCATCGGTAACTTCGATGAGCTCTGGACGGGTCTGTACCCCACACTGTCAACAGGAGGTCGCGCTATAGTTCTTTCGACCCCCAACGGTGTCGGTGGTCAGTATCACAAACTCTACGTTGAGGGTGATGCAGGATTGAACGAGTTCAACGCGATCAAGCTTCCCTGGGATGTACACCCCGAGCGTGATCAGACGTGGTTCGACAACGAGTCGAGAAATATGACCCGCAAGCAGGTCGCGCAGGAGCTCCTGTGCGATTTCGCAGCATCAGGTGACACGTTCCTGAACGCGAACGACCTTGAGTTCATAATATCGAACACCCAGACCCCTATGGAGCGCTGGGGTCCTGAGATGGGTGTATGGGTCTGGCGCTACTTCCTTCCAGATCACAAGTACATCGTTTCTGCCGATGTCGCTCGCGGGGACGGAGCTGACTACTCTAGCTTTCATGTCATAGACACAACTGCTGGTGAGCAGGTCTGCGAGTTCAAGGGTAAGGTTCCACCGGATCAATTCGCGGTTCTTCTCAACGAAGTCGGTCTGAGGTACGGAAAAGCTCTGGTCTGCCCTGAGAATAACAGCTACGGTTACGCAGTGTGCATGAAGCTCAAGGAACTTGGGTATCCTAACCTTTACTACAAGGACAAGAAATACCTGTACATGGGAGCGAGCGCCGGTTCAGAGGATATCGCCAACATAGGCTTCACGACTGGACCCTCGAACAGGACCAAGATCCTCACCAAGCTCGAGGAAGTCATCAGAAACAAGCAGATCAGGATCAGATCAACGAGAATGTCCGAGGAACTAAAAACGTTCACATGGATCGGACAGACGGCGAAAGCGATGAAGGGTTACAACGACGATCTTGTCATGGCGCTCGCGATCGGTATATGGTTGTACGATACCAACATCGACTACTCCAGGCAGAGTCAGGAGATATCACGAGCGATGCTGTCTGCTTTCTCGGTCAACAAACGTGAGCATGATGAGCAGCCTTTCGTACCGCACGCTAGAAATCCAATGTCACCGATCATGATCGACGCAGCTCCGACAAACGCCGTCAAGAGTATGAATCCGTATGCTCATTTCGGTTGGCTCGTGAGGGGATAATTTAAGTCCGATATTCTTTAAGTAGAATTGAGAGCAAGATGGCAGAAAAAAGCAACAAAAATCTATTTCAAAGACTGACTCAACTGTTCAGGTCTGGACCCGTTATTCGCCGGAAGGTGAAGAATTACTCAGAGCCGACCGCGTCGTCAGCTTACGAGATGTTCAGGAGGAATCAGTCAGACATCTACTCAAGCACTGTATCGGCGTATGGTGCCTTCGATCGTATGTCAAGATACTCTGACTTCTCTGAAATGGAAGCGACTCCCGAGATTGCCTCCGCTCTCGACATCTACGCTGAGGAGACGGTATCCCAGGACGAGCGAGGGCAGGTCCTGCATATACATTCTGAGAATCGAAGGGTGAAGGAACTGCTTGAGACGTTGTTCAACGATACTCTCAACATCGAGTTTAACCTTCCCATGTGGACGAGGAACCTCTGCAAGTACGGAGACTTCTTCCTGTTCAACGACGTGCATCCGAACTACGGCATCATCAACGCGTACCCGATCCCCATCTCTGAGATGGAACGTGAGGAGAGCTACGACCCCAAGGATCCCATGGCCGTCAGGTTCCGCTGGATCACTCGAGGCAATCAGGTTCTCGAGAACTGGCAGGTCTCACATTTTAGGCTTCTGGGTAACGACGCTTTCCTTCCCTACGGATCCTCGGTCCTCGAATCAGCCCGTCGTATCTGGCGTCAGCTGATCCTCATGGAGGACGCGATGCTTGTGTATCGTATTGTTCGAGCTCCTGAGCGTCGTGTGTTCTACATCGACGTTGGCAATATTCCCCCTGAGGAGATCGCCAACTACATGGAGCAGGCGCAGACGAGCCTAAAGAGGAACAAGGTCACGGACAAGGCGAACGGTAAGATGGATCTTCGCTACAATCCTCTGGCTGTCGATGAGGACTACTTCATCCCTGTTCGTGGCGGTGAGACCGGAACCAAGATCGACTCTCTCGCTGGCGGTTCGAACGCCGCTGCGATCGAGGATGTTCAGTACATCCAAAAGAAACTCTTTGCCGCCCTGAAGATTCCGAAAGCCTACCTTGGATATGATGAGGAGATAGGCGCGAAGGCGACGCTGGCTCAGGAGGACATCAGGTTCTCGAGAACGATTGCCAGGATTCAGAAAGTCATCATATCTGAGCTCAACAAGATGGCGATGATCCACCTCTACTCTCACGGCTACGAGGGCGAGGATCTGCTTGATTTCACGCTGAAGCTCTCCAATCCTTCAACGATTGCCCAGCAGCAGAAGTTGGAGCTGATCTCCTCCAGGTTCGACATTGCAGGAAAAGCGCCAGAGGGAATCGTCGATCGTCGTTGGGTTCGCAAGAATATCATGGGTCTGTCCGATGAGGACATCGAAAACGTTGTTGAGGGTCGTAAGAAGGACAAGAAGGAGGACGCCGATCTCGAGGCGCAACCAGGCCCTGAGGGTGCTGGAGGCGTTGGCGGTGGCGCAGGCGGAGCTGATGCTGGGGCAGCAGCCCTGACGGCTGGTTACGAGAGAGCTGGTGAGATCGTCTCGGCCGGCGTTGAGAAGATGGGGGCTCCTCCCATTCTCGAGATAGAGAACGAGGATCTTCCCCTTCGGGCTGAGAAAAAGATCAGGAATGTTTTTGGAAATGACGTTGAGACCAAACGTGACAGATCGACAGCAGCCTCTGTAGACATGCCAGATATGTTCAAGATGGCTGGGGTCGGAAATTGGGCTCGCGACCAGGACACCTCCAACAGGGTATTCGACGAGGATGAGCTGTTCTCACTAGCGACGGAATCCAGCAAGCCGCTTAGCCTCGTCAACCAGCTTTACGATGATCCTCCGTTTCCTAGACCAAAGATGACTCCGCAGATAGGTTCAACTCTCAAAGATATGCGGAGCAAGATAGGTAAGAAGGAAAACGTAGTCCTGTCAGAGGACTTCACGAACACAAACAGATCGGGAAGCTCAGATGAGTAATCAGCATAACAAGAAAAGGAACGTAGGAATAATCTACGAACAGTTGCTTCAGCGAGCCTCGGCCGCGCTGGTCGATAACGATGTTGCAACAGCTTCGAAGTGCACCTCGATAATCAAGAAGTACTACAAGCCTGGGACCGAGATATTCAAAGAGTTCAGGTTGTTTCAAGCTCTCATCAACACTACGGTGACGACCGACTCTCTCGGGACTCGTTTGATGCAGGAGGCTCGTCGTGGCGTTCACATCTTCTCACCGCAAGTTCTTGAGAACGAGAAGTCGTCCTTGATTCGTGATATCAACAAGAGCATCAATGAGTCAGATTTTTTCAATCAGCACGTAAGAGAGTACAAGATGTACGCAACCGTGCAGACGCTGATGAACGACTGGAGAAAGGAGGAGGAATCCAACCTCTCCAGGGTGGTGATGTATGAGCATAAGCTTCTTGAGTGGATGAAGTCTGAGAAGAACGAGCAACGTACGCTCGATGATCTTACCACAAACGATGTGAACTCTCTGACCGTGAAGGTCATGAACGAGAAGTTCGAGAAGAAATGGGGCGACAAGCTAAACGAATCGCAGAAATCCCTTCTGCGCGATTACATCCACGGTAAGGTCGACGAGACCATGCTCGAGAGCATCAAGCGTCGTGCAGTCCGAGGGTTGAACAGGCTTCGCGAATCCACCGACAGCCAGGTTATCCTGGAGAAACTCGATGAGGTGAGGCACTCAGTTGAGTCAGCTAACGCCAGATCGTTGGACGATGATGGGATCGTGAAATTCATGCAGATCACGCAGCTTTACCAGGAGCTGGAGGCAAAAGATGAGTGAGCGTAAATTACAACTTCTGACCGAATGGGCACCGTTCACTTACGACTCCAAGTCCATCAAGGAGAATCGAGAGCAGAACGGCGGGAAGCTCATAATGAAGGGCATCCTGCAGAAGGCGGAAACCCTGAACCAGAATGGTCGTGTGTATCCCAAGGACATCCTGGAGCGTGAGGTAAGAAATTACCAGAAGTTCATAAGAGAGAGCCGCGCTCTTGGAGAGTGTGACCATCCCGACTCTTCTGTTGTTGAGCTGAAGAAAGTCAGCCACATAGTTCGTGAAGCTTACATGGAAGGCAATGTCTGCTACGGAACTGTCGAGATTCTCGACACGCCCTGTGGTAAGATACTTCAGAATCTTGTCGAGGCTGGTGTTACACTGGGAATTTCCTCGAGAGGAGTTGGTTCAACCAGGAAGTCTGGTGATCATCAGATCGTCCAGGACGATTTCCAGCTAATTTGCTGGGACTTCGTATCGGAGCCTTCGACTCCTGGTGCGTTCATGATGCGAGAGGGTCGTCAGGTCAATTCAACCGAATTGTCGAGAACATTTAATCGTAGCGACAGGATCGATAGAATATTCAACGATATTCTAACCTGGAAGAGATAATGGCACTGACTAGAAATGATCTGAAGGAAATCATCAAGGAATGCATCCTTGAGGTGATGCTTGACGGACTCCGCGGTGGAGAGCCGGAGCGTGCTCCTCAGATGAGCGAGAGCACGAGGAGATTACCGTCTGCGCCTAACGGTAAGAAGCATCTTGACAGCATCACGTTCTCAGCGGGCGCTTCGAAAGTGGCAGATCAAGCGCAGGGTCGGAGAGCTCCTCCCCCTGTCTCACAGGAGCTCGTCTCCAGCTTTCCGAAGGAACAACGTAACGTGATGCAGCAGATATTCGAGGACACGGCCAGGAACACCCTACCCGCGCAGCTCACCGCTGAGAGGAATCCCGCAGCTGCTATGTCACAGGCACAGGGCGTACCAGATGTCGATCCCATGTCAATGTTCGATGGAGCGTCAAACTGGGCTGATCTAGCCTTCGCTGCCTCAAAAAAGTAGATGATAGCGAAAGATCATCATATTTAAGCTTGATACGCTTAACCGTAGGAGTCAACAATGTCAAGAGTTATCAATCTCACGCCCCAGATCCTCCGTCAGATCATAGCTGAGGAGAAGAAGAAGATCGCGAAGAAGAAGACAGCGAAGCGTGCGTCGAAGCAGCAGGACCTTGAGAAGGTCGCGAACCAGACGAAGGAAGTGGAGGCCAAGGACATGGCTCACACTCTCGTCAAGGACGTGAATCACTACAAGGATCTGCAGCGCGAGGCTGCCAAGCTGGCGCGTCGTCTGTCCGACATAAATGAGGCTCGTCAGGAAATTCGGGAGCAGATCCTCGACCAGCTTGACTAATCAAGTATACTTAAACGAGAGGACGAAAGAGCATGCCTGGTAAGTACCCATTAATACAATCTCCGTTATCGGAGAGGACTACAATCACCTCTGGACCTGGACCTGACGGTCTGGCCACTGGAACTGTTCTCTCTCGCTCCGATCGTAATGGACTCGCTGCGATGTTCAGAAACTCTCCGATCTACACCTACACTGATCAAGATTACCGGCAGTTCGCCCAGGGAGTCCTGCTACCCGACGTTCAGACGGGTGATCCTGATCAGTTCCCGACAGGTGTCGACATGAACTACACGGATTCCCCAGACCTGTCGATTCCGCCAGCAGGATTCGATTCCTCCTACTACCCGAACCTGATAGCCAACTCAGACCCAGCGGGTGGTGAGGGCACTGCGACCGGTGTTCCGCTGACGCCGAATGATAACTTCGGAACCGGCTCACCGGTCACTCTCGTGACGCCAGCCGCTACGTCAGCGATCATCTCGCAGACAACGATCGAGGCTCTCGGACCGATCGCCCCCGCTGGACAGAGCGGAGCTAACCTTGCTGACGGAGCTACAGTAACAACGCACACCATCAATGATGGCGCGACCTCCTGAAGCTTGATATGGCACGCCGAACGATAAGAGAGGCGAACAATCCAAATTACGACGCTCGCACCGGCCTTGGGTATGGCACGGACGGGCGTCGTGATTTACCTCGAATGTCGCAGCAGGCGTGGCCTTATATCCAGGAGCCTGAGTACGATGTCGACGACGAGGATGAGATAGAGCATGAGGAAGACTTGCAGACGCAAGTCGCGATAGGTAACAAGGCAGGCCAAGGTCATATGCGTTGGGACTCGTACGCCGACAGGTCTGCTGACAACAGACGTTTCGTTGGCGCTGATTTCTGGATGCATGAGCAGACAACCGGTCGAAGCATGTCACCCATGCCGAATCTCTACAAAAACAAGCAGGGAGTTCTTGGGGTCGGCGCTGACGGTCCTTCGATAAGGCCTGCTCCAGCGAGAATATCACTGTCAGGTTCCAAAGCTGGGTACTCCAGCTCCTTCCCCCTTAGGGATGCAGGCTCGATGGAACCCGCATATACTCTGGGGGAGATCCCAACGAAGGACGAGCTGACGATGACAAGGCTTCGCAGATTAATTCAAGCGATTCATTTGCAGCAGGACCTCGAAAAAGACTAAGTGACGATATACTTAATTGAGCATAGGAACACAACATGCCGACTTTGTACGATGAAGCGATCGCTGATGCCAAGTCTCTGAAAGAGATGGCCGAGAGAAATGCTCGAAATAAGATCATCGAATCGATTGCACCGCAGATCAGAAGGATGGTCGAGAGGCAGATACTCTCGGAGCAGGATGATGAAGCGAACGACGAGGTTCCGAATCTCGATCTTGAGCCGCTACCAGACGAGCCGATGGGCGACATGGCGGCACCGCCCGCTCCTTCCCCCATGATGGCCGGAGCTCCGGCTCCCGATCCCGACGAGGAGGTAACCCACACGGTGACCACCAAGACGGCCTCGGGGACGGAAGTTAAGATCAACGTTAGAGTTGACAAGCACGGTGAGGCATCAGCGTCAGCTGATTCTGACGTTGCTGAGGGTGATGATGTCGATGTCTCCCTGAACAAGGAAGGCCTCGAGGCTCTCGCTGATATGGTTCTCGGTGAGAGACGAAACGAGAGAGCGTCCCTGGGCAAGATCCGTCGTCAGTTCGAATCTCTGAAGCAGGTGTCCAGCGGGCTTCCACTCTCAGAGAGCGTAAATTTCAGGGCAGCGTATTCAATTTTAGTGAAAAATGTGGGAGACTTCAGGAATCACCTTATATCTAATGGTGGTACCCCCGAAGTCAGAAAGGGTTTTAACAGCATTGTCAAGGAGATGATTCAAATGTCAAACAGCGCGAGATTCCGCCGCTTGCTTGAGGAGATGGAAGGCAGGAAGCCACGTCTCAGGAGAGAGGCGAAGATTGTTTTCGATCCGACCGACCTCGAGGGGCTGGAGGATGAGGACTTCAAGACCAAGTTACAGGGCATGACCTTCGGCGTTGAGTTCGACGAGGGCGAGGCCGGTGCTGAGGGTGGCGATATGCCCGTTGACGTCGCGGACACCGGCGCTGGCGCGCCTGCTGACGCTGCTGCTGCGGCTCCGCCGGCTCCTCCCGCTCCTTCCGAGTACGATATGGAAGAGGGAATGGACATGTACGAGGATTACGACGAGCTCGAGGAAGAGTACAGCGAGCTTGAGGAAGACGAGGATATGGATGCCGAGGGCGCCACGTTCCATGTCGATGAGTCCATGCTCCGTCGCGAGCTCCGTCGTCTTCGCGAGGCGAAGGGCGGTGGCAACGGTAAGGGCATCGCGAACCCGATGGCCAGCAACTTCGGTGGCGGAAAGGCCATGAAGCACCCGGTCAAGGACAAGTTTGACCTCAACGTCAACGAGGGTGATGAGCCCACCGAGGCGGATGCGGTCGCAGAGAAGGCGCTGAAGGTTGCCAAGAAGGCTACCGAGGTCGCCAAGGAAGAGCGTCAGGAGCGGATCAAGGAGGCACGCACGAATCGTGACCTCAAGTCGAAGCTTGACGAGTCCGAGCGCGCGAATGCTGTGCTTCGCGAGCAGCTCGAGGAGGTTAACCTGTTCAACGCTAAGCTTCTCTATGTTAATAAGCTTATGCAGAACCGCGACCTCTCCGCACGCCAGCAGAGGGCTGTCGTTGAGTCTCTTGACGCAGCGAAGTCAGTTAGGGAAGCGAAGCTTCTCTTCACGAGCCTGACCGAGTCTCTCAAGTCGAAGTCAGGAACGGTAAATGAGGGTCGGATCCTTGGGTCATCCTCCAGATCGACGCGGTCAGCGAGCCCGGTGGGCAACCTGAATGAATCCGTCGAGGTGGATCGTTGGGCTATCCTCGCAGGTATTAAGTCAGGCAAGTGATTGCCTGTTGGTTTAATGGTTTCTAGTAACTTTCCAAATTGGAGAAATGAAAATGTCTAAGTCTTTTACACTTGAGCAGCTCAGCGAAGGAATTCGCGGGCGTGACGTCGGGGCGGAGAACAGCCGCCTCGTCGAGAAGTGGAGCCGCACCGGCCTGCTTCGTGGCCTCGATGGCACCAATCGTGAGAACATGGCTCGCCTCCTCGAGAACCAGACCGCCAACCTCCTCCGCGAGAGCAACGCTCTCTCGGCAGGTGGTGGTAGCCTCAACGGTTCCGGCGATATCCGCGGCTTCTCGAACATCGCGTTCCCGATCGTCCGCCGCGTGTTCGGTGGCCTTGTCGCGAACGAGCTCGTCTCGATCCAGCCGATGAGCCTTCCGTCCGGCCTCCTGTTCTACCTAGACTACACCTACGGCTCGAACGTCGGCGGCAACGCTGGTGTTGATCTCGCCACCGGCGCGACCACCTCGACCTACACCGCTGGCCAGTCGATCTACAACAATCCGACCGGCAAGGGAATCCAGAGCGGTTCTCTCGCGGTCGGTGGTATGTACGATCTCGCAGGCGTCGGCTACAGCCGCGTCCACGGTCTAACGGATGTTACGGTCGAGACGTCAGGCGCTTTCGGTGGTTCAAGCACGTTCTCTACTGCCAAGTTCATCCAGGCAACCGGATCAGACGGTCGTTTCCTCGGTTTCGACCCGCAGCTCACCACGCTCATCGAGTCCGACGCAACTCCAGGCGTTGGAGTTGGAGCCGGAGCGTTCAAGTTCGTGGTCGTCCAGCTCGGCGCCATCTCGGCTTCCGCTGATCAGAGCCTCGCGAAGGAGTTCGCGCTCGTCAGCCGTAATCCGGCAAACTCGAACCTTAACGCGTTCGGTCAGGCCTTCCAGGGCGGCACCGGAATCCTCAACCTCCGTCGTCTCAACCAGATCGGCACCTGGAACGGTGTGACATTCACATCCACACCGATGTCCGGTACCCACCTCCTCTGCGTTGTCTCCGGCGCTGCGTCCTCCGCGCTCGCGGCGAGCTGCTCACTCAGCTACCCGCAGAGCTCGGCTCTCGACGTTGAGAGCTCCTCTGGGTCCACGGTCACCATCCCGGTCTTCGAGTCGAACTTCGGTACGAACCCCTCGCCGGTCATCCCCGAGATCGACATCAAGATCGAGTCCCTCGCCGTCACCGCGACGACCCGCAAGCTCCGCGCTCGCTGGTCACCGGAGCTCGCGCAGGATCTGAACGCCTACCACAGCATCGACGCTGAGGTTGAGCTCACCCAGATCCTCTCTGAGCAGATCGCTCTCGAGCTCGACCGCGAGATCCTGAACGACCTCCTCACGCAGGCGAACGGCGCGAACTACTTCTG